CCGTAGAAGCGAGCGCCAGTGAGATGGCCAGCTTGCGCATATAAAAGTCCCCTTTCAAACGCGTTCGTTCAGAACTGCAGTGATTCTCTTATGAGAGGGGGTGTTCGCGTGCAACTGGCCTACAACCGTAGCTGTTGCCGAAAAGCATCATTCTACATGCATAACCTTGCTCAAGTGGTTGTGACAGCTACATTTTCGATTATGCGGAGATTAGTCCATGGTGGCGCAAGGCCGAGAGCATTGCGGTGATTGCCGCACGTCCTTCGACGTCTACGGTAGCGCCCTCCGTTGGGTCGGCTATCGCGCCGAACTGAGTTCCCACTACTTGCTGACCGCCAATCACCAAGCGCGATGCCCTGACCGTCCCCTTCTCCCATCCGATGGATCCATATACCGCAACGGTGCCGCTCGTCCTGTCGAGTAGGGTCATACCCTCAATCGGAGCGACATACCGCCAGCCACCCGCTCCGAAAGCCGCCACGTGCCCGGGATACTGCGACCAGTCTCCGATCGGCTCCGACCCGACGATATAGGCTTGCCCTGGAAGTGGCGACGGCGGCGGGTCGTTGCGCCCGACCTCTTCAACCGCGCCGGCGACGATGAAGTCCAGAAGCTGGAGCGCTTCATTATGAAGCAGCTCCTTTTGCGCCTGGCCTGGAACAAGCGTTGGCAGCGACAGCCGCGGAGTGAATTCCATATCTCCTAATCCCTTGCGATTGACGAAATTACGGCGCGCGAAACCGCAATGTCCCCGACTTGCTGGACACTGATTTCGATGCTTCCGGGCCCAAGTGCCGCGATTTGCCCTTCAGCAAACTCCAGCTCGGGCTCACTCGTCTCCGCCTCGAGTACGTCGGCGCTGCCGGCCAAAGTGACTCGGTAGAGTTCTTCGGAACATCCGAGCGGAGCGTCGACATTGTCGAGCCACGACCACCCCTGGCTGCTCCTTCGCACCCATGCGCATTGCAGATTGCCTGCGCCGTCCCATGTCGTCCTCAGCCGAGCCGGACTCGGCGGACGCATCGCTTCGCCAGTGATTACGGCCTCGACTGCTTCCATCGCACCATCCGCAATCCCAGCGGGAGTGACCCGAATCCGCGCTCCGCACTGCGATGCAGAGACGCTCACCCGCTGCAACCGCGAGCGCTCGAGCATCACGAAAGTCTCGCCGACGGAGTGCAGGTCCATCGCCCATTCGGTTCCCCGACGGCCGCGCAGCAAGCGTGAGAGCCGGAATCGACCCTGCCCGAGCGGAACTGCGATTCCGAACTGGATCAGCTCGCTGCCTAACAGCGCGAGATTGCCTCCGGCTACGAGCGCGTCATCGTCCCGGCTCTCGATCCAGGCGTCACTGTTGCTGAGTTCAACATCGACACTGTTGAGCAGGTCGAACACCGCCGACTGGCCGTTCGGCAACTGCGTGAGCGAATGTCCCAAGATCGTCGGGGCCATCGCCGATCTTGCAGTCGACGCCGCGCCGTCGATCTCGACTTGCAACGGAACTGCTCGCCAGATCTTTGCGATCGAGGTCGCGGCAATGACAATGACTGGAGCAGCCAGGGATCCGGTCCCGTCGTCGGGAAGCTCGACGATGGCGAGCTTCGTCGGCGCCGGCATTGCCGGGTTGGATGGAGCCACTCGCCCCGGATCGGCCGGAACCGGAGCGGCCGATCGATAGGTGGGGCGAAGCTCGGCAATGGCGGCCAGCCCGTCGATCATGACCTTTTCCGTCCTCCACGCCGCATTGTCTTCTGGCGGTGAGAGAAGCGAGCCCGGACGTAAGCTTAGATATTTGGGAGGTAAACGAAGCGTGAGCCGGTCCCGCTTCGCCCACCGTCTCGCCAGCGAGGTCTGCACCATCCCTTTCGCGGCTCCGGCGTCCAGGACCGCCGGCAGTTCGATCGCTTCGGACGCGCGCGTCGCGCCATCCAGCGAAGCTCGGGCGACGCCCGCCTGGAAATCCCGAGCGGCGTCATAATAAGTGAGCGTCATCGATGATGGCAGGCTCGCTGCAGAGGATTGAGACCGCTCGATCCGCGGAGCACGCTGCGCATCTGTGGAGCAGCCAAGCTCCTCGCCCTCCACCTTCGAACTGGCCGGACTCGTTGCCGACAGCAGGAACCCGTCGTCGAACAGCGGGATATCCCAAATGTCGACCAGCGGCTGGACCGCCGCCCTCATCGTTGCTCCGTAGGCAGCATAACCGGCCAATGAGCCTGCAATTTCCCCGGTAATCGCGCCTTCGGTGACATCGCCCAGGACCCTGCCGAGCGCGACCCGTTCGACGTCGGCGATTACCTCGAATGTCAGGAATGGGATGCGATTCCCGAATTCCGCAAGCTGCAGGTCCTCGAAAATGGCGAGAGCAAGCCCGCGATAAGCTGGCGTCGATCCGAGACCCTCGACGGATGCTATGAGCGGGTCTGGATCTTGCTCTTCCGAACCATCGAGAAAGCGGAATCCGGTAGCCACTGCGAACTGGCCATCGGAATCCCTGATCAGCTTTCCGTCAGCCCATATGCGCCCGATATTCGCGATTGGGCGCGATGACAGCGCCACCGCGAAACTGGCTGAATAGCTGTACGCAACAGCGTCCGGCTGCCCCTTCGTCGCCTCGGTGTTGCTCTGCTCTTGAAGATCCGTTGCCCAGATGATGGTGCCGGCGATCCGCATGGTTCCGAAGATTTTCGGAATCGCGCTGCCGTAGCTCGATGTCTGGACCGACAGGTCGCCAAGCCGCGGCCCGCGCCTCGGTCCGGGTCCGAACAATTGCTGATCGATGCTCTGTCCGACGAACGCACCGATGGCGCCGCCGATCGGACCGCCGAGCATCGTCCCGATGGTGTTCAATACCAATGTAGCCATGATCTAGTCCGGGTGTGCGAGACTTCGGCGGCGGAATGCAGCGGTCAGCGGCCATCGAGCAGGCGCCGGAATTTCGACGACTTTCCGGAGCGATGCGTCGGCGTGAATCAGGGTCCCGCCGCAGCATATCGCCAAATGACTCTGGGTTTGGCGAATGTTGAAAAGCGCCACGTCTGCGGGACCAAGCTGGTGCGGCTCCATGGGGCGAAACCACCGCCGGATTGCGATCTCGATTTCCGCGCGATGTGATCCGCGCATACGGTAATCCCGGCGAACCATCTCCGGTGCAATCCCAAAGGCCCACAGCACGACGCCGATGCAGTCCAGTCCGATCCGCGGATCGCGTCCCTGCGGCCTGAATGTCACTCCGACGAGCGCCCGTGCCCGTTTCACGATCTCCAAAGGCGCGGAGGTCATGCGCCAGGATATCGCGTGAGGAGGTCGGTTCCGGGAAGGTGCGGTTCGCCGCGAAAATTAATGGCATTGGCGAAACGCGAGACGCAGGTCTCGAAACGCTTGTCGCAACCTTCTCGAAGCTCGACCACCGTTCCTGGCGAGACAAGAGCGCGCGGCCTGTCGCGAAGAGACACTTCCGTCCCGCTTGCGCCAAGGATGGCCGTGGAAAGTCCACAATTCTCCCCGCTGAGATACCGAAAGCGCCCGAACAGGAACTTCGCGTCGACGGTCTGGTCCAGCTCCAGGACGTTGTCCGCTGCCGACACGACCTTCGCCCGGATGGTCCGTCCCGCGAGATCGACACGACACTTCTTGTCTCCGAATGCCGCCCGGCACTCGGGCGAAGTGCTCGGGCACGGCGGTCTCAAAAGCCTCGAGGCTGCGCCGCGAAGTTCGGCTGAAAAGCCGTCGCCATCGACTGTCACCTCGCCAAGCTCGCCGCCGAGAAGCGGTTCGGGATCGGAATCCGGCGAAGCCCAGTCCAGTGCGACGAGCCTCACCGACGCCCCGTTCCAGCGTCCTTGCGCAAGATCGTCCTCGCTCAGGGAATCCGCGGCAAGCGCGCCGGCCACTTCTCCAGAATCCGGATCCAATCCGATGCTCCGCGTAATAGATGCAGGCGTCACTCCCGGAGCGGACCGATAGACAGTATCCCTCGTCTCCAGGTCGCGGTCGGCGCTCGTCATGGCGAGTCCCGCACCGTCGCAGCGCTCAAGACGCCAGCAAAATGCAAGGCTGGTCAGCGGACCATCGCTAATCGAGTCCATTATGCTTCCCGGATTTCGATCAGCGGAACGCTCGGCGCTTCACCGGCCAGGAACGTCGCTCGATTCACTTCGATCCGGTCGTCCGCGAACCGCACCGGTACATCGAACAGGAAACCGGCAGTAACCGCCGAACCGGCGGCGGGAGGCACATCGAACAGAACATTGCCCAAGGCCTCAAGCGTCCATCCGCTCGCCGCCTCGATGCCATCGACGGCCACCCTTACCGACCCTGCGGCCGGCCGCGTGATCCGCCGCTCTTCGCCGTCGGAATAGCTTTTTACGAGCCCGAATCGGAAGGCAGCGCCATCACCGGTCCCGATGCGCTGATCGGCAGGGCCAGGCTCATCCGTCATTCCGTTGGAGCTGAAATCGTAAGGGTCGCGAAACCGAAAACCCACCGCAGCGCCCCGCCGAGCCCGGAAAAAAGCCAGCAAGGCCTGGATGTCGTCGTCGCTCCGAACGCCGGGGCCCGCGTCGAAGCGAAGTCTCGCCTGCTGCCAGTTCGCGTTGCGGTATTCGTTGCCGCTCGCGCTGGTAACCACATTGGTGGAAAATCCAGGCGCAACGCTCGCCTCGGCACCGATTGCGATCGGAAAGCTAACGTCCTCGAATGCGATCACTGGTTTTTCTCCAAAGATGGTCAGCCCATCGCGAAGCACCTGTGGAAGCGCCCACAGGAAGACTTCCGCCACGCGTCGCGCCCGCGCCTGTTCGGCTGCTGAAATGATCTCGCGCCAGCTTGCGCGCTGGCTCGCGTCTGTGACGAAGCCCGACAGATAATGCTGCTCGGCGGAGCCATAACCCAGCCGCTGTTCCACCTCCTCGTAAGCCGCCGAGCGCCGGCTCGTTCGCCCGGCCGTGACCCATTCGTAATCCTCGAGCTGGAGCACATCGAACGCCGGCTTCGCCCATCCGAGCGGCAGGTTGGCGCGCTTCAATTCCGGTGCCGCCTGGTCGAGCACCGTCGGAAGGTAAGCAAGCGCCAGCAGCTTCGCCTCCGGGACCGCGACCCTCACGGCATCGGAAATCGCGGCGGTCGAAGTCGCAAGCACTTGGCCCGCGCGGTCCAGAAGCCCACGCTGCTCTGACGAGAGCGGCGCGCGGACATTGGCGATCTCCACCGGGTCGCCGCCGAGAGCGACCTTCGCCGCTTCATCGTAAAGGCAAAGGCCCCCGGTTGGAGTAACCCACCACCAAGGCTCGCCGATCTGGACTTGCGGCTCCAGGCCGAACTCCATCGAGATCGAGGCCAGCTCGGCCGCGACACTGCCCAGATAGTCGATTGCCTCCGCATTTGCCGGCGAAACCAGCGCGGACGGCGGATCCCAGGCCGTCAACCCAGCCGACCCGTCGAACGCGCGCTGCTTCCAGTCTTCGGGACAAAACATGTCGAGGACTTCGTAGGAAATCGACCAGATCAAACCGTAACCGCGCTCAGCCGCCACCCTCGCCAGGTCCCGGTGCCATTGCAGCGCCGGCGCATTCATCGTTCGGCTGGGGTCCAGGCGCCCGGTTCCGTCGAGCCCGAAATAATGGCTCATTCCGATATAGTGATTGATGGTGCCGCGAAATCCGAGCCGCTCCACGGAGTCGATCACGCGGTTCGGAGGCAGGTCATACATGTCGTCGTAAGCGGTCGCGATCCGCACCCAATGCTCGGGCACCACCGCATCCTTGATCCCGAGCACGCTGTTCGAACCGGTGCAGGCAATTCCGCTAATCGTGACGGACACCTCGGCCGGCACGGCCCGCGCATCCTGCGACCCTCCCACATAGTCCGCGGGGACGACACTGATGAATATCCGGTCGATATCGGCAGGATCGACCCGGTCAGCCTCGTCTGGAAGCGAGAAGCCACCCTCCAAGGAGTCGAAATCGAGTGTAACGACCGCATCTTCGGGCGTGCCCTGGGCATAATTCCACAGCCGGACGAACCAGCTTCGCGGATTGCCTGCGGCGTCGCGGCCCTCGATCGTCAGCGTCGGCCCGTTGACCTGGTCGAGCGGAACCGAGCCCGTCGATTGCCAGCGGAACGTCAGCTTCGTCTTCGAATAATCGCGGCTGGTTTCCCGGGCATGCGCCGGATGCGCCCGCCGATCCTCGCTTTCGAAGATTAGCCCGACGATGTCCCCTTTGCGGAGAAATTCCGCCTCGACCGTCAGCCCGTGGCCATCCTCGGTGGCTATCGTGCTTGCGATCGTCCCAAGCGGAAAATCGACTGTCCAGTGCTGCGGGTCGAACCGCTTCACCCAGGTCGCGTCGAGCGGAGCATCTTCGCTCGTGAACCAGTGGTTCACTCAAACGTCCTTCCGAAGCGCGTTGCGGACGGCGCGGGCGACCTGTTGCGAAGATTGCCGGAGCACCTGTGGCTCGCCGGGCGATGGAGAAAGAATCGAAATCGCAACGCGAACATCTCGAGGCCGCCCGCCGGACAGAGTCTCGATCCGTCCATTGCTAGAGGGGACGAACAGTTCCGGTCCCCGCTCCCCAACCATGTACGAGCGCCCGCCGCTGACCGGTCCGCCGGTCGCTCGCCCGGGAGAGCCGACCAGCCCAGTGATCAGGCTCCCAAGCCCATTGATCAGTCCCATTCCAACGCCTCCGCCGCGTGAAGGCGCGAACAATGCGCGAAGCGAGGCCGAGGCGATGTCGGCCATTGCGGCCAAAGCGACTTTCTTGAGCTCGCCGAAGCCAAGCTTTCCGCTGGTGATCGCCCGGGTGAGCGCGGAATCGATCAGCCGCCCTGCCCGTCCCGCCCCGCTCACCAGCGGCCCTTCCAATTCGGTACGCATGGTCGCGACATCGCGGGCGAAAGCTGCGGTGTCGGCGCGAACGCTGATCACCATTTGCTCGACTTCTTCGTCCATCACTTCTCTCGATTGTCGGGAAATTGCGCCAGCAGCCGGTCCATCGCGGCTCGGTCCATCGCTTCGCTGTCACGCCCGCCCAGTCCGAGCGCGGTCGCGAACTCAATCGGCGTCGCCGCCCAGAACTCCCCCGGCCGCCAGCCAAGCAGCGAAGAGGCAAATCCCGCCAGTTCGACGGCCCGCTCGCCAAAAAGGCCCCTCTCCCCAATGCGGGAGTGATCCGGTCGGACCATCTGGGGGATGGTCCGCTGCGGATCACTGGGTTGGGGAGAGGGGGTCATCTGCCCTTGAGGATCTGTTCCAGGATCAGCCGCAACGTCGGGCTGATCCCGGCCAGCCCCTTCTCCACGACGGCCTCCCCAATCCGCTCGCGCGTGATCGCCGCCGGCCTCTCGCTCGACAGATGGTCGAACAGCGCGGCAATCTCGTGAAGCGCGAGCTTTCCTTCGCTCGCCCGCTCGACCAACCCGAAGAGCGGACCCAGTTCCTCCTCCGCTGCGACCAGCGCCGAAAAGCTCGGTCGAAGAACGAGTGTCTCTCCCGCGATCTGCAAGCTCGCCTCACCGCGATGCGGGTTCGCGGCGGTCAAAGCGCCATCACCTCGCCCGAGCTCTCGAGCGCCAGCGTGTAATTGCGTTCGCCGTTGAAATCCCCGGCATATTCCAGCCGGGTCACAAGGAACTCACCGTGCATCCGCTCGCCGCTTTCGAAGCTGAGCTCATAATCCTGGAGCGCACCCGTAAGCGCCAGCGAGCGCACCTGCGCTTCCGCCGAGCTTCCGGTGAAAATGCCGCTCGCCGCCACGGATACCGAGCGGACTCCCGCGCCGGAAAGAAGCTCGCGCCATCCGCCGCTTCCCTTGTTGGTGATCGCGACCGCATCGCCGTTGATCGACAATTGTGTCGTTTTCAGTCCTGCAACCGTGGTGAACCCCGGCGGGCTTTCGCCGTCGCCGATCTTCAGCAGGAATGCGCTGCCGCGTTCCGCCGCCATACTCTTCTCCTCTTGTTTGAAAGAACCCTGTCCCGCAGGCGGGAGAGGGCGGACTCGCGAAGCGAGCCGGGTGAGGGCTTGTCTCAGCCCAGCGCCAGCATCCGCGCCCGAAAATCCACCGCCGTCGCCCAGGGCCCGGCGACATCGCGAATTGTCCGCCGCCGGATCAGGTTGAGCGACACCAGTTGCCAATCCACTTCGACCGTCGTCGCGAGTGCCTTCGCTTCGACAGAGTCGGACAGCATCTGGAGCCGCGCCGGCTGGTCATCCCAAAGGGTGACGGCGACAAGCACCTCCCGCCCGTCCCCGCTCTTGTGGCTCCAGTCGCCCTCGGTCGAAGCGTCGATCGCCGCATAAGGATATGCAGCCCGCGCCGGCGGCCCGTCGAACACGCCGGTCAATTCGCTCACGGAACCGATCGCCGCCGCAAGCGCCGCCTGGAGCGTCGCACCCGCACTCATCCGCCGTACCTCCCCGCAAATCTCAGGAGCGGATCCGCGAGCCATCGCTGAACCAGCCTTTGCCCCCCAACCGTGACCGACCCCCGGTCCGATTCGACAGCGAGGCCGCGGCCGCGCATGGATGCCGCAATTTGCTCGAGCCGCTTTATTTGCGCGGCTCGCGCAATCCTCTCCGCCCGCGCGACCAGCTTTTCCATCATGCCCGCGCCTCCTCGCACCTCAGCGCCAACCGGTCCGGATGAAGCGGATCGTCAAGCAGCTGTCGGATCAAAAAAGTTCGCGTTCCCCAGCGGATGCGCTGGTCGATCGCCACGCCATCCCTTCGACGAATGGTCACGCGCAGCTTCGGCATCGCGCTCAGCGCCTGCCCTTCGCTTTGCGATCCAACGCCCTCCAGCGCCACTGCCGCCAGGCAGCTCGCGACCGGCTCCCAACCCGACTCCTGCACCCCGGTCGGAGTTCGCGTCGTCAACGGTCGCTCGATCCGGATTCGTTGGCGGAGAGTCCCGGCAAACTCACTCATGCCAATTTTACCCGGCGGAACGGCCGCCAGAGCGCGGAGACCGCGGCGGGGATTTCTCCGCCTGCCCCGTCCCGCGCGGCGAACAGATGCGCGACCAGCCGGAGCACGCCGTGCCGGATCGCCTCGGGAACTCCATTCTGGCCAATCGCCATTCCGGCGGTGCCGCTGACGTCAATTGTCCCGACGACGCTCGCATCCGCAAGCCGAACCCAGCCGCATCCATTCGCGTCGATGTCGGTCGCGAATGCCGTCCCCGCCAATTGCCGGCCGCCGCTCGACACTCCGGAAATCGACCGTACCGGCAACACCTTCAGGCGCTGCCACTCGATGCTTGCGGCCATTGTCTCGCTGAACTCGCGCTCGATCACCACCTGCCCCAGGAAAGCTTCGCAAAGGCTGCTCGCGGAACGCACTAGTCCCGCCAGGAGCGCCTCCTCGTCGCCCGCTTCGACCCGCCCAAAGGCTTGCGCTTCGGCCACAGCGACAATCCGCTCTGCCGGGATTGTGTCCGCCATCAGCGCTTCTCCACTCGAAGCACGATCGATCGGCTGTCGGTCAGACCAGACGACAGCACCACGTGGTTGGTCAGCTGGTACAAGTGACCGGCGACCCCACCAGCCGCCGTCACCGAGGCGATCGTCTCGTCGAAACGGCTGCCGGTGACTAAAAGGCCGCCGGGCTCCATTGGAGTGACCTGCCAGTGACTTCCGGCAAGCGTTTCCGCGGTCAGATAGTCCGTTCCCCAGTCGACGGCGTAATCGAGCGCCGCCTCCGGGTCCTTGAGCAACAATGTCATTGAAAACCTCGTCTTTGGAATCCTCGCGTTTTCACCTGGGTTCTGGCGCGGCCTCGGGATCGGCCTTGGCGATTGCCAGCCGCTTCGGCGGAGGCTTTTTGTCGTTCGTCGCGCGTGTTTGGTCGGCGAGCGGGAGCTCGCCTAGCGATGGTGTTGCAATTGTCATGAATTCACGTCCCCGCTTACGTCTTCGCCAGTCAGTTGAGGGGCAGCCCTTCTACCTGGACAAAGCCGCTTCCGGCCGTTCCGGCGGCAGTGCAGCGCGCGGTGATAATGGAATTTGCGTTGAGCAGTTGCGATGCTTGAGTGAGCGTGATTGCCGTCCCGATGTCTCCCGAAACAGGCTGAGATGCCGCGATCGCATCCGGCAAATCATGTCGCCCCGCATCCACGGCAGGGCTTCCGCTCACTGCCTCCGTGATGACAAAGCGTGTCCGGACCACGTGCAGGCCAGCCGTCAAAAAGGCGCCATACTTCGCCTGCCCGGCTGAAGTCAGGTCGATCAGGCCGGTCGTGTGAAGGCACGGCCAGGATGTCGTCGCGGACGCGTCGATGATTGGTTGCCCGTTCGACCGGCAGCCAGGCCCGAAGCGGATATTTCTCGCAATCCCCGCGATGTCCGCGAATGCAGCAAGCGTCGAGCTGGTCGTCACATTGTCGAAACTGTTCCTGCTGTCCGTTCCGCCCGTGCTGGTAATCAGGATGCCTTTGGCGGTGCTTGTGGATGTCTCCAGCGAGATCGTGTCGAAATGGCATCCCGACGTGCCGCTGCTCGTCCAGATTCCTGCCTGGCCGAACTCATAAATATCGCAGCCGATGAACTGGCACGCATCGGCGCTGACGAGCTCGATTCCGTTCGTCGAAAGATCGCGGCCAGTGCAGCCGATGAACTGCGCGCGGCTCGACCGCACCACTCCGAACCCTGCAGCATAATTCTTGACGGTGCATCCGATGAACACGTTGCCGCGCGATGCGTCGGCGAAGCCCGCCGCTTCCTTCACCTGGAAGGCCTTGTGGATCGAGCCTCCGACATAATTTTCGGCATGGCAGTTGGCGACGGTGCTGTAGGTGCAGGAATTCACGTTGAACGCTTGCGTCGCGCAATTGCGAACGTGGCAATTGGCGATCGTGTTGCCGAACGTTTCCTCTATTGTGCGGGTGCTGAAAGAGTCGGTGCCCTGGCCCGACATGCAGAAACCCTGGTTGCAATTGATGGCTGTCGAATTGACGGTTTTGCACCCTTTGCAGCCAAGCATGTAGCTGCCGTAGCCGTTGTTCGAGGGCCCGCCGTCGAAATAAAGATTGTCGATCACGCAATCGTCGCAATCGACCAGATAGATTCCGGTGGAGTTCGTGATCCCGTCGACCACGAGATTCTCGAACCGCGCATTCGTGCACCGGTCGGCGTAAATCGCGGCTCTCCAGGCGGTCGAGTTGGCGCCCCGTAGCGTCATGTCGCGAACGGTGAAGTTTCGCTTCCCCACCGGGTTGAATGCCCGAATTGCCGAACCGCTGGCGAAGATCTTCGTCCCCGGCCCCTCGCCTTCGATAATTGTCCCGTCCGGCGGATCGATCGCCGTCTGCACCGCATAGGCCCCAGCCGGAACCCTTACGCTGGGCCGTCCAATCGCCGCGGCGACCGTCATCGCGGCAGTGATCGCTGGTTGATTGTCGGTCGATCCGTCCGCCACCGTCCCGAACCAGTGCGCCATCACCGGGCCATCGAACTTACGCACCCATGCGCCGGAAGTTCCGGTCGGCGCGCTTGCCGGCGCTACGAATATGCCCCGACGGCTGTCGGCTGCGACCTCGGCCGATAGGTCCGAGGGCTCGAACATGAAAACGCCATCGTGCCCCTGCTCGTTCAGGAGCGCGGGTTTCGAATGGTCGGTCAGCACCGCGATTGCATCGCGCGACGGCACGGCGACCGGGGCGGCGGCGGTTCCGGCGTGAATGGCCTGGTACCATTCCGCGGCGGCGACCAGCGCCACCGCCTTGTAGCCCTTGCTGAAGTCGGTTGCTGCACCGCCGAGCGGTTCGCGCTTGATCGTGCCGTCTTCCTGCATGGTGCCCCGGCCGACTTCGAACTCAGCCGGCCGGTCGATTCCGGTCGCCGAATAATAGAAACTGTCGCCCGCTTTCACCGCGCCGGCGAAGCTTTGGTATCCGTTGACCGCCGCTTCGAGGACGAAGTTGCCGGTACCGGTTGTGCTCGTGTAATTGCGTACGAA